GTCTAGCTATATATTCTAAGAAAAAACTACTTGGTGGAACATCTTCCATTGAAAACTTAGTTAAACCACTTAAAGCACCATTAGATCCTTTACCGTCTACTGTTCCTGATATATCGTAAGGGTCGCATCCAAAAGCACCACAATGCTCATTGCCTGGATATTTGACACCGTTTTTAATTATAATATTGTTTTGAAGATGAACTGGTGGAATCCAAGATACTAAAAATCTACCATCTTTATTTGGATTAAATATAACCCTAGTATCTGGTATGCCATTTTCCCATTGGAAACTTCCTCTAGTTATAATGTTTGTATTTCTTAAATCTTCATTATAATCTATTTGTTCATATATTTTTGTAAGATTAAACAAAGATTGCTTTGCCTCATCTCTAAACGCATGTTGTTCTGTTCTTGGAAACTGTCTGTAGTATTCATTTAAACCATCTTGATCAGATTTTAAACCATCTACTTCATTTTGCCAATGTTCTATAACACCGTATTCAATATAGTTACCATCTACTCCTTTAACTGGTTTTTCTGGATTATCGAATACAGGTAAGCCATAAGTATCAATGAATCCCTCGTAGGACCACTCCATAGGTATAAACAAGCTATATAATCCTGAACTAGTTTGTCCATTACGGTTTCTTTTTGTAACATCAGAGTTGTAGTATAATTTCTTAAAATTTTCACCACCTTTATCTAAAGCATTAGAAGTAGAACCCATCATACATTTACCAATAATTCTACTACCTAACCTTAGTGTTGTTTTTGTTACACGCCAGTTGTTTAATATATTATCAGGTTTTTCCCATTTACCACTTTCATCATGAACTAATAGTTTTAATTTTTCACCATCATAACTATTGTCTCCAGTATTCTTCCAGTCAATGGTTGTATCAAGACCTTCCATTTCTTCTAAAGATTCGTTAGAATCTAGTTTCTTTCTAGTTAACTTAGAAGCCGGAACTCTATATGCTAACTCTGTTTTTGGTCTATCCATACCATCTTGGATAGGCTTAAAAAAGAAAGGATAATTAATTGAAATTGGAACTACTTTGTCTGTAAACATTTTTTTAGCATCTGCTCCAGATTTTGATAGAATACCAAATCTAGAATCACTAGATATAGTCGCTAGATTAACTAGTTCAGAAGAAGACATAAAAGAAAAACCAGAACGTCTGTTTTTAAGGTAACACATACCATAACATCTTGGATCTGCTTTACAAGCTTCCCAGAATATAAAAAATAACCTGTTTGATTCCCTGTAGTCTGGGGCACCAATATCTATCTTGCTCCACTGTAAGTACATGTAATGCGTACCTGTTATATAAGTAGGTTTTCCGTTGTTATAAAAGAATAAACCTTCTTCTCTGTATTTAAACTCGTTGTCTATGTAGTCATACCATCTGTCTTTAAAAACCTCTGGCTGTCTATTCCAATCGAATGTGCTTTTTATTTTACTTATTTCTTTTGGAAACTCCATTTGTTCCCAGTATTGATCTTCTTTTTTATTAGATCTAGAGTAAGTATCTTCTGCTAATGGTAATGCTATTTTTAAGTCTTGGATTTCAAGTATCTCACCAATCTTTCCAGTCTTACTAATAACAACCATGTCATAATCCTTATCATACCCATATTTCCATTTTTTAAGACGGTTGTTTTGTTTTAAAACACTAGGTTTTATATGAGCATCTACTATTTTATATAAACTTTGCTCGTACATTACTTAGATCTCCCTTCTGCAAAACCTTTAAAAACTTTAGTCTCAGTTTCTTTTTCAACATCAAGTAATAGTTTTTCTTCTTCTTGTATTCTACTTAATATTTCAAAAGCATCAAATATAGCTAGTTTTTTAGTTGCTGCTGCATTTTTTAATTTATCAGCAGATAAATCATCTTCGCCATTTTCTATAATAGCTTCTTCAGCAACCTTTATTAACTCAAGTACTGCTTTGTGCCCAGCTTGGATTATATTCTGTTTCGTTTCCTTTATATTCATATTTAATTACAATATCATTAGATTTCATGCAGTATAGTCTTTGTCCATCAACTATAAATTCAAACTCTCCAAGTGGAGTATAACCAACTAAGTCTCCTTCGTTGATTTTAAGTGCTTCTAAAGAACTATTTCCATATTTTAATATACCAATAAGCTTTTGTTCTTTATCTAACTCAAATTTATCTTTATTCCTTAATGGTTTTATAAAACACCTGTTTCCAAGTGCTTTCCATTTCTTATCTGTCTTATATAAATATATCTGATCCACATTACAAAAATATAAATCTTCCATGAAGTATGATCTACTGTTTTTTTGATTACCTCTTATGTCATAGAATCTTCTAAAAACATTATGATGTATTATTACTAGATCACCAACTTTAATGTCAGTCGAATAAGCTAGCGGGATTGCAACAACCTCCGCTAAATTATTCACAGATTTAAAACTTTCTATTTTTGTATTTAGTATAAGATCTTTTCCTTCTACTTTAATTTTGTTATCGTACCTATCACCTACTGGTTTAACGATAAAATCAAATACACTTCTCATTAGTATTCTAAATCATACTCAACGGATATTGCCATGTTTGAATTAAATTTCTTCCACGGCATTACCTCGTCTCCTTTTTTAATATATATGTTATACGAATGATCTTCATTGTCTAGTTTTATATAAGCAATTTCATGACCTCCATAAACAGATTGTCCTATAGAATAATGCATTGCTTCATTTTTGTAATCTGCGCCAATGCTTATCTTTCTTATAACATTATTACTCATTAGGTTTTTCTATTTCTTCATAACTACCATCTTCTAAATTAATATTGATAGCTCCATACTCAGACTCTAAAACAGTTTTAAACTCTTCAACTTCTTTGTTAACTTCAGCAACCTGATGTAATAGAGAATGTTTTTGAGCTTCTAATACACCGATGTTTGTTAACAAGGTGTTTAAGTCTTTTTGTTGAGAAACGATTTTTTCTAATTGTTCTTTTGTAATCTTTTTTGCTTTTGCCATTTTTATTTAATTTAATTATTAGTATTAGTAGCAACGTACTGGAGTCGAACCAGTTTAAGCGAGCTTATGAGACTCGTGAGATACCTTACCTCCCACCTGCTATTTTTTAAATATTTTGTTGTATAAACTTTGTTTTTTCATTGGTACCTCTAAAACAACGTCACCAGGAAACTTATAATTGCTTCCTGGTTTCATTACTTTTTTATTTCCTTTATTGTCTATGCCTAATACTGGAAAATCTACATCTTCCATAGTTATATCTCCGCTCGGTATAATATTATAAGAGTTGTCTTTATCTGGACTATTTCTTTTATAACCTTTTGTAGATATATTTTTCATTTAGCATTTTTTCATTTTCATTGGAGCTTTTTTATCAGCTTTTGGTCGTGCGGCAGTTCCGTTTTTATCTAAACTTCTACCTTCTGGACGTTTTGAACCTGTTTTAATTCTTTCACGGTCGGCAGTCGTCATTTTGCCCATTCTGTCTTGATGTGTTTTTTCACCCTCTGCACTTTTACTTGGCATCTTAGAAACTTGTTTAGCTGGAGATTTACCAGATTTAAGTTTTGACATCTGTCTAGTTGGAGAAGCTTTTCTAAAAGCGGTTACTAAACTAGTTGGGAAATCACGCTCTAATTGACCCTGTCTATCGTATGTGTCTCCAAATTTTGATGGAGTCATGTAACCACCATCTGTGTACTTTCCTCTGTTTACTCTTGGTATTTTTTTCTCAGATCTAGTTTTATTAGCAGCTTCGTTACCTATTCTACCAGCCATTTTTTTAGATAATGTTTTGTCTAGTTTCATAGCGTTATTAGCAGCCGAAGTACTGTCTGATTTAGCAACCATTTCAGAAGCTATTCTTTTTTTGTTTTCTGCAGCAAAGTTTTCGATTTCACTACCTAGTTCTCTAAAAGTTTTACCTGAATAAGGATCTTTTTTCTTTTCTTGATACATTGGTGAACCTCCCATTAACATAGGAGAAATTCCTGATCCAGTCTTTTTAC